CTGTAACATACTTCTAAGAAAGTCAGGAACCTTCTCAAGATTATCAGCATCACAAGATGTAAATCCTTCATCCATAAACATCTGATCATACTGGATGCGACAGAATCCAATCTGATGAAATGCTACACGACAAGCCATTCCAACAATAAATCGTTGGAAGCCAGATGCTTTTTCAATGACAGGACGACTGGATCCATCACGAACAAACCAAGAGAGTGTACTAATTTTATCTAACCATTCACCTTCTAAACGAAGAGGACGATCTTCACAGATCAACTCCAAAACAGAATTGACTTTATTCATAATGAGAGGAGCAATGCGTTCATTATAAATCCATTCACGGTATCCATCAAACGTAGTTGATAAGTAGGTAACAACTTCCATCACAGACTTGATAGCAGATATATCAACACCTTCAACTTTATTACCAGATCTCGTTTCTAGTTCTCTAACAAGAAGTTGCATCTGTCTCATCTTTTCAGTTTCTGTTTTCCATGCCATCCAGTGAGGATATGCCTCAATGAGAGTACGCAGTTCTACAGCGCGATTACGAAGAATATTTCTTTCTTTTGCAGTTTCAATTTCCATAAGAATCTCTTTCTTATCTTTTTCACATTCTACTAATCCATCTGTAGCAATGCCAAATAATGATGCAACCATCACATGATATTTACGAAGAAGTGTATACCAAGTTGCATCTAACATCTTCATATTCTGTGTATAATCCAAGAAGCGTCTGGATCGTTCAGAACAATATAGATCATATTCTGTTTTCTTTTGTTCAATCTGTTTTTGTTTTGTTTCCAAACTCTGTCTTTCCAGAATGGCTCTGTGTAGCAAACTTTCTTTTTCTTTTAATAAACTTTCTAGATGATCAGATTCTTTTTCAGCAGTATTATGTTTTTGACAGACTTCATCGTATTCTGTCTGCCATTCTTCATATTGTATAAATAGAGTTTGTTCAGAGGAATACAGAGTATGCATTTGAATATATTGAGAACATCTAGACAGAATCTCTGTAGCGATAGAGATATATTCTGTATATCTAACAATATCAAAAGGGATATCTTCATAAATATATTCGGATAATTCCAGACGCATCTGTGAGACAGAACGTTGTAACAGAGGTAACTCTGTTTGATACCGATCAAATGTTTTCTTCCAAGGTTGTTCTTTGCATGCTTTACATTTGGCATTAAAGGGATTATCAGAACATGAGGTGATATATTCAGTCATCTCTTGACATTTCTGTTCAGCAGAGAGAATGGCAGAGCATAACGTGGGAACATTCTGGATAGAGTCTTGAAGGAATCCTTCCAAATACATAATATAATGAATATCGCGAGAGGATACAATCTGACATGTATCTTGTAACCATAAACTATTTTTAGAAGATTTGTTAGGACGTTCTTCAGAGAGTTCATCTTTATGTTTACGAATAGTAAGATATTTCTTTCGTGCAAGTTTAATCTGTTTAGATAATTCAGAAATCTGTGGAGGATATTCTTTACAAATGACAGAACATTTTAACATAGCGTCTGTTAAATCTTGATCATCAAACACTTCAGAATATTCAGAGGATTTAATAGCATCCCATGTTTCAAACTCTTTGTTCATCTCAAACAACTTCTGTACATCAACAGAATCAGACTCAGTAGACTCAGCCAATTCATACAATGATTTTAATTTATAGTATGGATGTTCTTCTAATGAATGTTTTAATATAACGACAGATTCAATAACAGATTCAAATGATTCTGTAGAAGATACAGAAGATACTATATCTGTAAACGAATGATAGTCAACAAATACTTTTGAGTATGCAGCATGTTTATTTTTATTCTGTAACAGACAACTCTGTAGAACAGACAGATCTATAACTTCTAATGAATTCCATTCAGTATATTTCTGTTGTGCATCTGTCATATCTAGACGAATAAGATCACGTTCAGAGACATGATTCCATTGACTCTGTAAAGTAGAACAGACATGTTGTATCGTTTGAAGATTGCATCTAGTATCATCTAATTGTTTTCCTAAATGTGGATCACGTCCACCAATTGCACCTTGATAATATGTTTCAATCAAATCAGAAGAATATTTATAATATTTCTCAATTTCTTTTAAGAAGTCTTTTAATGAATTAATATGATCCATAGACATAATTCTGTCAAGTAATTTTTTCTGATCAGATGTTTTTAATGAGAAGAAGTCTTTGTCAGCATTCTGAGACAACATGGCAGTCATAAGATATGTCTCAATAGATCCAATATGTGTTTCAATCCAAGGATGAACAGCTCCTATCTGTTGATGAAGAATTCTTTCTTCACCATCAATATATTCAGACAGAATAATCTTTTCAAAGTTAATTATTCTGGCATTTGAATTGGGTCGCATAACTCTCTGAAGAATATATTTCTTATGATTTAACGAGAAGCTAATTGTTGTACATGCCCTTGTACCTAACGGTTTTTTATCACAGATAATACCAGCAGTATAGTTAGGATTCTCACGACTTGGAAATCCTTCACCAAACAATGCGATACAGATAATCTCCAGAAAGTTAGATTTACCACAACCATTTTTAGCATTGATGACACAGATCTGTTTTGTATCTGTATCAAAATCATAACTATTTCCTTCACGATAGTTCAAGATCCAACTCCATTGAAGATTGTGAATATGTAGTTTACCTTGAATGAAATGTTGTGAAGTAAATCGTTCAAAGTCCTCCATATATTTAGAAGATGCTTTAAGAATTTTATCAGATCGTTCATTAATTTTAGTAGCAAGTGCTACAGGATATTCAGTAGTAGATATGACAAGCTGTTCAGGATTCTGTAACCAGCCTTTCCATGAATCTGTGAATATTTTTTTATCAGTATTCATTCTATTTTCAATATAATTAATGAGATTATCCATAGAATTGATTTGAACTAGATCTGTCTCAGACTTCTGTTCTGTTTTTTCTTCAGAAGTTTTAACAAACAGAATTTTTTTATCTTCAAAACATTTTAGATCCAGAGCATTTCCCAAAACGGAAACCTTGAGATGATTTGGAAACCAGTTTTGAGAAATAATATTTTTTACATTTGTATATTTTTTATCAACTATGATTTCTTCATTCTTCGTTTTGATAAATCCATAAGGATTATGAACATGAAAGGCATGAACAAGTTTCTCTTTCAAATTCCACAGAAGATATCCATGACCAAACAGAGGTTCTCCAAAGTCTTGTTGAATTAAACTTCCAGGATATCCCCATGGACTATTCTGATATGAAAATGTTTTGACATGCGAAGTGGACGGTAGAGGGGCAAAAGTATATTCAACAGGATCTGCTCTGTTTACTTGTTGTAAATGAATATCTCCTAACAGAATTGCATCAAATCCTTGAAACCAATCAATAGGATATCCAGACAATGTGGGTTGTCCTGTCTGCAATGTGCATCCTGAGATAGTTCCATGAAACAACGCCACATTATACTGCGAATCTCCCTTAGGAAAGGGAGGAAGATTGGGAGAGATCCCTGTAGTAGCACCATACAACAGAGTATCTTGGATGGCTACTAGACCAAATGACAGATTTTTGAATGTATATACATCTGTTTTATCAAGATAGTGAAGATTTGGAATCTCATAACTCATTAACGCAGAGATCATGTCGCGTTCAGTTGGAACATCTTGACGATAGTCATGATTACCGCGAATGAGAAAGACAGGAGCCAAAGCAGTTAACCCTCTGAATAGATGAAGAGTGAGTTCAAGTACATAGGGTTCCAATTTATTTTTGTGATGAAACAGATCACCTGTGATAACAATGACAGAAGTTTTATTTTGAATACACTCTTGTTGTGACAGAGATTGAAAGAGATTGTTGAAGACGATAAGATATTCTGTGTAACGTGACTTGTCATGGTTCCCTACACGGATGTGAATATCAGAGATGTGAATGATTGATTCCATTATTGCGCGGTGTATATGAGGTTGATATTTTTTTATATCTCAATTTACCGCGGTCAATTTTTTTGCGCGCTGAAAAAATGCGCGCGGTATCTTTTCACATTTTTGCGCGCCGTAGCTGGAGTGTAAATCCGGGGGCAAAAAACACTGTGTAAATCCAGGGGCAAAAAACACTGTGTAGATCCATCCCTCTTCCTTAAATAAGGTCTCCTATAGGAGACCTTATTTAAGGAAGAGGGATGGATCTACACAGTGTTTTTTGCCCCTGGATTTACACAGTGTTTTTTGCCCCCGGATTTACACTCCAGCTACGGCGCGCAAAAATGTGAAAAGATACCGCGCGCATTTTTTCAGCGCGCAAAAAAATTGACCGCGGTAAATTGAGATATAAAAAAATATCAACCTCATATACACCGCGCAATAATGGAATCAATCATTCACATCTCTGATATTCACATCCGTGTAGGGAACCATGACAAGTCACGTTACACAGAATATCTTATCGTCTTCAACAATCTCTTTCAATCTCTGTCACAACAAGAGTGTATTCAAAATAAAACTTCTGTCATTGTTATCACAGGTGATCTGTTTCATCACAAAAATAAATTGGAACCCTATGTACTTGAACTCACTCTTCATCTATTCAGAGGGTTAACTGCTTTGGCTCCTGTCTTTCTCATTCGCGGTAATCATGACTATCGTCAAGATGTTCCAACTGAACGCGACATGATCTCTGCGTTAATGAGTTATGAGATTCCAAATCTTCACTATCTTGATAAAACAGATGTATATACATTCAAAAATCTGTCATTTGGTCTAGTAGCCATCCAAGATACTCTGTTGTATGGTGCTACTACAGGGATCTCTCCCAATCTTCCTCCCTTTCCTAAGGGAGATTCGCAGTATAATGTGGCGTTGTTTCATGGAACTATCTCAGGATGCACATTGCAGACAGGACAACCCACATTGTCTGGATATCCTATTGATTGGTTTCAAGGATTTGATGCAATTCTGTTAGGAGATATTCATTTACAACAAGTAAACAGAGCAGATCCTGTTGAATATACTTTTGCCCCTCTACCGTCCACTTCGCATGTCAAAACATTTTCATATCAGAATAGTCCATGGGGATATCCTGGAAGTTTAATTCAACAAGACTTTGGAGAACCTCTGTTTGGTCATGGATATCTTCTGTGGAATTTGAAAGAGAAACTTGTTCATGCCTTTCATGTTCATAATCCTTATGGATTTATCAAAACGAAGAATGAAGAAATCATAGTTGATAAAAAATATACAAATGTAAAAAATATTATTTCTCAAAACTGGTTTCCAAATCATCTCAAGGTTTCCGTTTTGGGAAATGCTCTGGATCTAAAATGTTTTGAAGATAAAAAAATTCTGTTTGTTAAAACTTCTGAAGAAAAAACAGAACAGAAGTCTGAGACAGATCTAGTTCAAATCAATTCTATGGATAATCTCATTAATTATATTGAAAATAGAATGAATACTGATAAAAAAATATTCACAGATTCATGGAAAGGCTGGTTACAGAATCCTGAACAGCTTGTCATATCTACTACTGAATATCCTGTAGCACTTGCTACTAAAATTAATGAACGATCTGATAAAATTCTTAAAGCATCTTCTAAATATATGGAGGACTTTGAACGATTTACTTCACAACATTTCATTCAAGGTAAACTACATATTCACAATCTTCAATGGAGTTGGATCTTGAACTATCGTGAAGGAAATAGTTATGATTTTGATACAGATACAAAACAGATCTGTGTCATCAATGCTAAAAATGGTTGTGGTAAATCTAACTTTCTGGAGATTATCTGTATCGCATTGTTTGGTGAAGGATTTCCAAGTCGTGAGAATCCTAACTATACTGCTGGTATTATCTGTGATAAAAAACCGTTAGGTACAAGGGCATGTACAACAATTAGCTTCTCGTTAAATCATAAGAAATATATTCTTCAGAGAGTTATGCGACCCAATTCAAATGCCAGAATAATTAACTTTGAAAAGATTATTCTGTCTGAATATATTGATGGTGAAGAAAGAATTCTTCATCAACAGATAGGAGCTGTTCATCCTTGGATTGAAACACATATTGGATCTATTGAGACATATCTTATGACTGCCATGTTGTCTCAGAATGCTGACAAAGACTTCTTCTCATTAAAAACATCTGATCAGAAAAAATTACTTGACAGAATTATGTCTATGGATCATATTAATTCATTAAAAGACTTCTTAAAAGAAATTGAGAAATATTATAAATATTCTTCTGATTTGATTGAAACATATTATCAAGGTGCAATTGGTGGACGTGATCCACATTTAGGAAAACAATTAGATGATACTAGATGCAATCTTCAAACGATACAACATGTCTGTTCTACTTTACAGAGTCAATGGAATCATGTCTCTGAACGTGATCTTATTCGTCTAGATATGACAGATGCACAACAGAAATATACTGAATGGAATTCATTAGAAGTTATAGATCTGTCTGTTCTACAGAGTTGTCTGTTACAGAATAAAAATAAACATGCTGCATACTCAAAAGTATTTGTTGACTATCATTCGTTTACAGATATAGTATCTTCTGTATCTTCTACAGAATCATTTGAATCTGTTATTGAATCTGTCGTTATATTAAAACATTCATTAGAAGAACATCCATACTATAAATTAAAATCATTGTATGAATTGGCTGAGTCTACTGAGTCTGATTCTGTTGATGTACAGAAGTTGTTTGAGATGAACAAAGAGTTTGAAACATGGGATGCTATTAAATCCTCTGAATATTCTGAAGTGTTTGATGATCAAGATTTAACAGACGCTATGTTAAAATGTTCTGTCATTTGTAAAGAATATCCTCCACAGATTTCTGAATTATCTAAACAGATTAAACTTGCACGAAAGAAATATCTTACTATTCGTAAACATAAAGATGAACTCTCTGAAGAACGTCCTAACAAATCTTCTAAAAATAGTTTATGGTTACAAGATACATGTCAGATTGTATCCTCTCGCGATATTCATTATATTATGTATTTGGAAGGATTCCTTCAAGACTCTATCCAGAATGTTCCCACGTTATGCTCTGCCATTCTCTCTGCTGAACAGAAATGTCAAGAGATGACTGAATATATCACCTCATGTTCTGATAATCCCTTTAATGCCAAATGTAAAGCATGCAAAGAACAACCTTGGAAGAAAACATTTGATCGGTATCAAACAGAGTTACCTCTGTTACAACGTTCTGTCTCACAGATGCGTCTGGAATTATCCGAATATATTTATGAAGATATCCCTTTTGATATTGTTAGATATACAGAATATATCTCTATCGCTACAGAGATTCTGTCTAGATGTTCTCAATATATTCAAATGCATACTCTGTATTCCTCTGAACAAACTCTATTTATACAATATGAAGAATGGCAGACAGAATACGATGAAGTCTGTCAAAAACATAATACTGCTGAAAAAGAATCTGATCATCTAGAAAGTTTATTAAAAGAAAAAGAAAGTTTGCTACACAGAGCCATTCTGGAAAGACAGAGTTTGGAAACAAAACAAAAACAGATTGAACAAAAGAAAACAGAATATGATCTATATTGTTCTGAACGATCCAGACGCTTCTTGGATTATACACAGAATATGAAGATGTTAGATGCAACTTGGTATACACTTCTTCGTAAATATCATGTGATGGTTGCATCATTATTTGGCATTGCTACAGATGGATTAGTAGAATGTGAAAAAGATAAGAAAGAGATTCTTATGGAAATTGAAACTGCAAAAGAAAGAAATATTCTTCGTAATCGCGCTGTAGAACTGCGTACTCTCATTGAGGCATATCCTCACTGGATGGCATGGAAAACAGAAACTGAAAAGATGAGACAGATGCAACTTCTTGTTAGAGAACTAGAAACGAGATCTGGTAATAAAGTTGAAGGTGTTGATATATCTGCTATCAAGTCTGTGATGGAAGTTGTTACCTACTTATCAACTACGTTTGATGGATACCGTGAATGGATTTATAATGAACGCATTGCTCCTCTCATTATGAATAAAGTCAATTCTGTTTTGGAGTTGATCTGTGAAGATCGTCCTCTTCGTTTAGAAGGTGAATGGTTAGATAAAATTAGTACACTCTCTTGGTTTGTTCGTGATGGATCCAGTCGTCCTGTCATTGAAAAAGCATCTGGCTTCCAACGATTTATTGTTGGAATGGCTTGTCGTGTAGCATTTCATCAGATTGGATTCTGTCGCATCCAGTATGATCAGATGTTTATGGATGAAGGATTTACATCTTGTGATGCTGATAATCTTGAGAAGGTTCCTGACTTTCTTAGAAGTATGTTACAG